GCCCGGACCATGCGTTGAGGATGCGCTGGCGGAAGACCTCAAGGTCCTCGATGTCGGCGCCCTCTTTGGTGATCCAGTCCCCGCCGTTGGTAATTGAGATAATGTCCGCGCCGCTCTCCAGATTGATCAGCGTTTCGGTGATGGTATCCTTCGCGCAGTTGTAGGCGCTGCCCGCGAATTCCGCCTCCACCGGCACACCGCAGGAGGTTTCCCCCAGCTTGAAAACGGTATCCTGTGTGACGATGAAGCAGAGCTGCTCCCCGTTGATGTCATATGAGGTCTTGAAGACGTGCCCGGCGGGGATCTTCACAGCGCAGGTGGATGAGGCCCGCGAAAGGGTGAGAACCCCTCTGGTCTTGGACGCCTGCTTGCGGGCCATGCTGTAGTCCTCGGCTTTCGCCTCCAGCCAACCGGCGGCGGCGGTCTTTACAAAGCCGTTGGCCAGCAGGGAGCGTGCCAGCCGCCTGAGCTCGATGTAGAACTGCGCGACGATCCGCAGCAGCATATAGAAGACCGAGCCGCTTTTGGCGGCGGTGATGGGGAATCCGGCAGCCGCAAGGGCGGCCTGCATCTGGCGGATGACCGTCCCCAGCTCTGGCACCGGGAGGTAGGCGTCAAGGAAGTCTGTGTTAATCAATGGCTATCACCTCGATATCGACCCGGCCCACAGAGACCTGCAGCCGGTTGGTTTTGCTGTCTCCGATCCAGCGCCAGACCGCCGAGATCAGGACGGTATCCCCGGCCTGTGCCTTGACGGCGATGCTGGAGGTTTCAATTTTGTCCCGCGCGGCGAGCCGGGCATAGACCCGCTGCTCGATTTCCAGCAGGGTGAGATCATCGATCCGCAGGTGCAGGAAATCCGGCAGGCTCCAGCCAAATTCAGGATCGAAGAACAGCTCTCCCTGTGTGGTCAGCGCCTCAAGGCGGATCTCCTGCATCAGACAGTCCAGGTCCGAGACGGTGGCAAAGTCCCCGTTGGATCGGACGGCCGGCTGCCAGTTTTCGTCCAGCGCAATATCGGTGTAATAGCGGTTCATGGGATCACCGCCTTCCCGACGATGTAGGGAGCGAGCTGGCCATACGGGAAGATGACCGCCACATTGTCTCCGACGTCCAGATTCAGCTTGCTTTTGATCCCCGGAATGGTGGGGACTGAGTGATCGGCCTGTCCGGCGGCGTCCAGCAGGCGGACGCTGTAGGTATATGCCTCGCCGGACTGCTGTTTGGCGGTCACCTGTGCGTAGGATGCGGCCGGGTAATGGATATGCGGATAGTCCTCCGCGACCAGATCCCGGAGGATACGTCGGACCGAATCACGCAGACTGCCCATGGTCAGACCCCCTTGAAGAAGATTTTGGACCGGATGAACCCCGCGTCGCTGACAGTGAAGAGAACCTTGCGGATCATAAAGTCCCCTGAAAGCTGCGGATGGACCAACCGGAATTTTGTGGAGTGGCGCAGCTGCGGGACCGACACTGTGGTCAGGACCCAGAGCCCGCGCTCCTTGGTAAGAGAGACGATGTTTTTGCCATATTCGAAGAGCATCATCCCGGTCTGCGCCGGCGGCTTCCCCCAGCGGTAAACTCCATCCTGCATATAGCCGGACGCGGAGACGCCCCAATGGTGGTTGATTCCCTCGATTGCCGAAAGAGCCGTCCCGCTGATGACCGGATAGACCCGCTGCGGGTAGACGGCGGAGGAGAGCTCCAGAGAGGGGATACCCGCCGCCCGGCAGCAGTACCGGACCACCTCCTGCGGGGTTGCTCCCGCAAAGCTGTGATTGAGCGGGGTCAGCGCCAGCCGGAGGGCGGCGTCTCGGAGACGAACCTCCCTGACGCTGCCGGAGCTGGCAAAGTCTGCGGCGAGCAGGCCCTCGAAGACCTTTGTAAAGCTGCCGCTGTACCCGAGGTAGAGGGCGGCGGCATCCATCCGCTTGAGCTGCACCGCATCCCCCAGCGGGCGGGTGAAGCGTACCGTCGCCCAATCGCTGGGCGAATCATCGCTGCTGCAGATCGTGAGGGCGACGCCCTGTTTGAAGGTATAGCTGCCGAGCTGCGCCGCCGCGGCCGGGTAAAAGCAGTCCATCATGGCGCTACCTCCCCGGATCGAAGATCGGGCTGCTTGCCGTCTTATCCTCGATTTTCGGTGCCCCGCCGCGCGAGCTGTCCAGATAGCTCCGGTAGTCCTCGGTGAGATCGGGCGCCGCGCCGCCGGCGCTTCCGGATGAGCTGACCGTTGCCGTCACCGGCATCGGGATGTATTCCCAAAGCTCCAGCTTCGCGGCATACTGGTCGCTTTTGTTGGTCCGGCTGTGTGAAAAGTCCTTGAACAGGACGGTGGAGAGGCCGATGGCGGCGGCCTCCGAACAGACCAGAGTGAGGGGGACGGGCACCAGCTGCCCGGACGCCTTGAAGAGATTGTTGATCCGGGTGAGCTTCTGCAGGGCGGTTTCGTTCGCGGTGGCGTCGATGATCAGCTCGATGGTGACCTTGGCGTCCTCGTAGCCGACCGCCTGCTTCGGCTTGACCGCCGAGCCCTCTACCTCCACCTCGTCGATGGCGGCGGCGCATTTGATCTCCAGCTTTTTGACCAGTCCGGGGAGCGTAACGCCCCCGAGCCGGATCAGCTGATCCTCCTGATATATCATTCGCTTCCCTCCCCGGAGACAGTGATATCGATTTCGGGGGCGCTGTTGGTTTCATCCTCCAGCTCCTCGAGCAGCGCCTTGAGCTTCCGGATGTCCTCAATGTCCTTCAGGCTGATGGCCAGCACCAGCTTCTCGATGATAAGCTGACGTTCGCCGTCCGCGCCGGTCAGACCCTGTGCGGCCCCTCCCTGCAGCTCCACCGCCTTCTCCATCGTCTGGGCGGGCAGGTCTGCGGTCTGCTCCATGCCGTCCCGGAAGGTGGTGAAGACGCGGGAACCGGACAGGGTGAGATCCGAGAGCGGACCTTCCTGCGCGTCCGAGAAGGGCAGCAGCTTACGGATGCGGCTCAACGCTCCGCGCACCGCCTCAACGGGCGCTTCCACCATGCTCCTGATCCCATTGGTGAAGAAGCTCAGGATATTCGCGCCCATCTGCTGGAACCACTCGGGCAGCCCGATAAAGAAGTCCTTCACCCGCTGGATGCCGGTCATGAAAGTCGTACTGATATTGTTCCACAGATTGACCATAAAGGCGCTGATCTGATCCCAATGGCTGATGATCGCCATCGGAATGCTGATGAAGGGGAGCAGCGCTGCGACAGCCTCCTGCATCCATCCGGGCAGCCCCTCGAAGAGGCCCCGAATCCAGTCGAATCCGGCGCGGATGCCGTCCACGAATGCGTTCCATGTGTTCCTGCACCATGCGGTAACAGAATCCCAGTTGCGCCAGAGAAGGTAAACGGCAGCCACCACTGCTACTATAGCGGCGATGATCAGGATCAGTGGGAGATGTGCTGCAACAAAGGCAGATACAGCAGGAATTGCCTTTAGGAAGGCTCCCCGTACCAGATTAACTCCCTTGGTAACCTGTGAAAGCGCCTTGCCTTTTGCAAAAAAGTCAAAAGCCTTGCGAGCTATTTTGAAGGAACTTGCTAAACTTTTTACACTCGTATTGACCGCTCCGAAAGCCAATCCTCCAGCCCCCAGTGCCATAAGGAACAATCCGAAATTCGCGACCAGATACATAAAACTGCTGATCAGCTTTGGATGCTCCTCGGTAAAGGCCGCAAATGCCTTCGCGCCCCGGTCAAGCGACTGTATCATTTCAGTGAAACGCGGCAGCATGGCGTTGCCGATGGTTTCACTGGTCGCCTGCATCTGCTGACGGAGCAGTTCCTAGCTCTGGCCCGGAGGGGCGTTGATGGTGTTGGCCATCTCTTCGGTGATCTTCGTCCCCTTGCCCATCGTGTCGTAGAGGGTCAGGATGTTGCCCTGCAGGTCGCCGATATTGCCGTAGAGCAGGTCGATCAGCTTGACCGCTTCGATCGTGCCAAATGCCTTCTGCAGCTCTACTTTATCCGCCGCCGTCATCGTCTCCCCGAACTTACCCTTCAGGAGACCGAGTACCTCGGGCATCGATTTGAGCTGCCCGTTGGCGTCGGTGAACTTGAGGCCCAGCTCCTCGCCGGCCTTGGCAGCGGACTGAAGGAAAGCGGTATACTTCGTCCCGGCCTCGCTGCCGCCCATTGTGGCCTGCAGCATCCCAAGCACCGAGAGTTGCTCCTCCAGCGGCACATTGGCCTGCGTGGCCGATCCGCCCAGCGCTGAGATCGCGCTTGCCATCTCGCTGCCGTTTGTCTTGAACTGCTTGAC